AGGCCATGTTTTTTGCTCCAAAAAGAGGCTTCGCCCAAACGAGGGTTTGAGCGAAAGAAAAGTTGAAAGGGATTTTTCTGGTATTAAGCAGCGTCGCCGGGGTATGTGGCGTCGTCGTACTGGTAGAACGATTCGAGGTATTCTTTTGCGGTGACCTGGCAGGTTCCGTCAGACTGCGGGGCGATCTCCTCTACAATGGCGTCGTAGACGTGGCGCGTTGAGCCGCAGAACACCAGGCGGATCGGCTCGATGGTTGCCGACGACAGGTTAACCTTCATCGGGTCATCAAACTCGCTCAGGTGCGGGACTGACAGCTGAAAATCACCCACCCTGCTCGCCACCATCAGCCCGGATGCAGAGCCATCCTGATAGCGGATCAGCGCGCGGGGGTTTTCAAACGACCAGTCCAGCGGCTCCGTGACGGTGAACGTTGTCACGCCACCCGCCGTTGTCATCGCCTCCACCAGACAGGAAATCGTGTTGTTACCCGGAATATCATCCGTGAGCACGATGCGATCGCCAAGGTTGTAGCACAGCGCGTCCAGCTCGGTAGTGGTCTGGAACGTCACCCGCTGCAGCAGGTATTTCATCAGGCGACGCATGCCGATCTGATAGGCGTGGTCCTGAGTCAGTACCCCATCAAGTTTGTAGTTCTCGATTTTCACCGGCGTGGGATTGTCCGGCGTCCGGCATTTAACGGTCTCCTCTGCCCAGGTAGTCCCGTTGATGTACGTTACGTCGACACCATCAAAATCATCGTCGGACGGTACGGTAAATCCGCTCTGCAGCTCCTCCACCATCTCATGCGGAGTGATCACACCGGTCCAGGGCTTAATCCCCTCACGGTTGACCGTCGCCAGGCCATCACTCAGCAGAAAACGTGACTTCCCGGCATTGGCTATCTTCTGCAGCATTTCCAGCGCTGAGATACTGTCGCCGGTAGCAAAGTCGAAATACTCGCCGCGTGGCGTCCAGTATGCAAACTCCAGCGCGTTGATGGTGTCGACATCCATCTCCAGTCCCAGCGAGTTCCCGACATGCAGCAGCGCCCCAGAAATGGTTCTGGCCGTTCCTGAGTCGTAGGCCCGCGTGGCCACAACGTTTACGCGGCGGTCCGACTGCGCCGCCAGCTTCCCGCCCGTCTCAACGGTCACTGCCATCAGCGACACGCCGGGATAGGATGAAGGGCGCGTCAGCAGTCGCCCGCGCAGTGCATGCCAGTACATACTGTCTCGCGCGTTGTTTGAGCCCTGCTCATTGCGCCGACGACAGCGAACCTCTACCAGCCCCGGAGAGTTGAGGGTGATCCGCTCAGTGAAACCTAACCCGTTGACGTTTTTCAGCGCATACTCGCCCTGGTGACTCACCCACCCCGATCCTGAACCGTAGACGCGATACTGAATCTCCCACTCAACATGCCGAAGCCGCTTTTTCCCCTTGCTGTCAAAGCCACAGATGCCGTTCGGGAAGGAGAAATTCACCTCGAACATATCGACGGTCTCATTTTCAGGGCAAACCAGGAACGGCCCCAGCCAGCTCAGCGTGTCGTTAAGACCAGTGGCCTCATAGTCGATCATCGTCCGGGCGGTGAATCCCGGCCATGACTCATCAACGGCACCGGAAACCAGGCGCGCCACCGTCGCCGTCGTGCCGTCGGCAGAGACAATGCGGTACTCATTCCCGCGGTGAGCAAGTGAAAGCCGTTGCACCCCCTCCGGCATCCCGGAAAAGGCCGTTCCCGTGGCAGAGTTATAGGCGAGTGTCACATTCGCCGTTACCGCCGGGCTGCCGCCGGTTGATGCCGTGCCGGAGGTGTAAACCGGGGCATCACCGAAAACAGCTGCAGGCAGCGAAGAGGACGTGATCGCCCCACCCGCGAACGGACTGGCCGACTCGGTTATCAGTACGGTGCCGCCGTTGTCCTGCGCAACCAGGCCGGAGCCGGTGAGTCCCTCGGTGATGGCCGCCAGCAGTCCCGACATCGAGACGTAGTTAGCCACCAGAGACACCGGGTAGGTAACCCCCTGCCAGGTGATCGTGAACGTGCTGGAGCTGGTCGAAAAATCGTAGGTGGTCGGGGCCGCACTGGCCTGGACTTTTGCCGCACTCCCCCCGGTGCCGGGCACTGCAGCCTGACCGGGGGTATATGACGCGATAAACAGATCGTAATCGACAGAGTTAAACCCCAGCGTCACCGGCATACCTACTACCGGCGCGATCTCCGTCAGCAGCGGGCTTGCGATAACGCTGTATCCGGCCGCCGTGGTGATCTGGTAGTTCGCCGGGGCTTTAAGTTCGACCACGGCGCCAGCGACCCAGCTGGGCGGCAGTGCGTTATCGTTCTCGTCATTATCGTCATCATCATCCGTATCCAGCCCCGTAAACGTCACGCTCGATCCGGAGACGGTCATGCTGTCTGCGATAATGTCGTCTGCGTCCGGCGACGTCTGGGCCATATCCAGCCCGGTGCCGGATGACGTCCCGCCCACTTCGGTGGAGTTGACCCAGTTTTCGCTGCGCTCATCACCGGAAACGTCCGAGCCTGGCGGGTAATGGGTGCTGCTGAATCCCGGTAGCGTTGAAGCTGGCGTACTGCCAACCCTGATATCGCCATTGGTATAAATCAGATCACCGACACCGAGACACAGCAGCATCTGGACGCGCATTTTCGTAGGATCGGCGGCATCAAACCGGGTAACCGGCTGCACCACATAATCAGGGTAGATACGCACCCGGCCAAACACCTCACGAATGGCATCACCGAGTTTTGCCGTATTTGCCTTTGCCGGGTTCAGGTCGAGACTCCGCCCTGTGGATGAGGTATAGCCGCCCGTATCGATGTTGCTCATCATAAAAAGCGAATAGGCTGCAGCGGCAACGGAGATACCGACGCCGATCCACGCGATTGTGGCGGCCTCCAGCCCGAAGGGAACCGGATAAAGCCTGACATCACTATCAGGGCGAATCACACACTTAGCCCACTCGCCTGGCGGAATTAACAGCCCCTCAACCTCAACGGTCAGCGGTGGGACATCCCGATCCTCGTAGCCTTCAACATTTGTTACCAGCCAGCTGCGAATACTGGTTACACCATGCTCATGCGTTTCGAGTGGTTCACCGGGAAGCCGGGACGGGTAAAAACGAATGGTCATCGCCAGAACTCCACTTTGACAAATCGACGCTTAAACCGCGGCAAGGGCAGAAAGGTGACGTTCGTTCCCGGATTGCATTCCGCCACGTGCAGCAAACCATCGATACTGACCACGATGCCCACATGGGTGACGGTCGACCCGGAATAGCAGGCCACCCCAGCCCCTTCGCAGGGTTCGCAGCGCTCAAGGGTAAGCATCATCCGGCGCGCTTCCCGGTCGAGGCCGCCGTCGTCTTTGGTGACCCCGGCAAAATCGGGCCAGACGGGTAAATTCAGGTCGCGGCGTATCTCGTTCACAATGCCGAAGCAGTCAAGTTTTGGAAAAGAGCGACCGCCCTTCTGCCATTTAACAGAACGGTATTTATCAGGGTTGAACATTGGGATTCCTTAGCTGATATAACGCAGTCCGGGGAATACAGGTAGCGTGTAGCGGTAACGTGGCCAGGCGGTATCGAGGATATTCATATAACCCGCGGTAATCTGCCCTTCGGTCGCAGTCCAGTAACCAGACTTGATTTTCAGCGTATACGGCACTTCCGCAGGGGCCGCTAAATCCGTGGAGATGTAACGCCGGTACGTCAGCAATGCAGACAGACGGTTAGCCAGCGCATTGCGGATCGCCGTGGACACAACGCCGTCGATATTGCACAAGGCAAATTTGAGGTCCTGCGTGCCGTCCGCATTGCGCGCCGGCAGAGCAATGTCTATCGTACAGGCTGAAAACGTCACGGCATCGCCGTTCTCCGTCGTTGCCATAATATCCTCGTAGCCCTGGCACAGATAATGGACTTCAGAACCAATGGTGATCTGCAGCGTCTCAATGATCACCTCCGGCCCGCTGCTGGCGTAGAGGCGGTTGAGTTTTGTCATGATTTTTACCCAATAAAAAAGGCCACCCGAAGGTGACCTTAAAAATTGGTGTCGAATGTGGGTGTACCCTCACCGGCAGGATCGCTATTCCGCGCTTTATTTCACGCTCCGGCTACGGAGCGGCATGAAGGACTTTCCCACAAATCGACACAAGTGATTATGAAGGAGAAACGGTTTTAATCAAGCCTTGGGCCACTCCTTATTCAGCGCAATATCCAGCAGCGAGCTGCCGACGATCCATTCCGGGTAATGCCCCCATCCAGACGGCGGCAATGGGCGCTCCCAGAGTTCTACTGGCGCGGTATATCTCCAGTAAAGTCCGCCTTCGGGAGTGGGCCCTTTATAAATATCCGTGAAACGACACACGTAATTTTTCAGCCCTACAGGCGTTAATAACGGTATGTTGAACCACGCAGCCCCATCTGATAACTCATCCCGAAACCACGCCTCAAAGGCCTGGGCCTGGGCGTCAGAAAAAATCCAGGCCAGATCTGTTTGGGTTGGTGTCGAAGTATAGGCACGCCGCTGTCGTGCTCGGCCAGTTACCATCTGAGTCCGTTTCAGAGGAGATACAGGAGTTAAACCAAAGCTCTCTTTAAGCGGTCCAGGCAGGTAAGCGGAGGGGTAATAAAGCGTTGTGGTGATAGCCATCAGCTAATTTTCCTCCCCGAGGTAGTTTTCCCCATCAGAGCCTTATGTAAATCACCCTGACCGCTTGCGACTGAATTAACCGCCTTCTGGTATCCCCTTTCTGCCCCCTCATCTGCAGCCTTACGGACCAGCGCCAAAGTTGCATCGGAAGGGTTACCATTGATGGGGATAGTGATCGTGGGAGAATAAATAGTTCCACCACCGGTTGACTGGTTTGCTACTCGATCCAGAGTGGCATCCAGTTTGGCGCTGGTCGCTGCGGTGGTCACCCGCTCTCCTTTTTGAAGCAACCAGGTACCTGTTTCAGGAACTGCATCAATCCCGTCATGCGCCATTCCGACTGCAGAAATATTTGAAACTATTCCAGCGGTTGCAGCAGCAACTGAAGCCATAGCAGCCAGGTTATAGGGAAAAGGATTCGCAGATGCCATGGCGATACCTTGTTGAATAGCTATTATCGATTGAGCAATGGCAACCGCTTTTTGTGCCACAAATGCAGCTTTATAAATTGCAGATTGTTCACCGAAAGCCTCTTTTGTCAGATCAACCATTGAGCCCAAACCGTCACTTATACTGCTCAGCATCAGTTGATTTCTTTGATCATTAAGAGCCTGAAGGCTTTCATCGTGCTTCTTCTTAAGGGCGAGCTCTTTTGCATCCCACTCGTCATTAAGTTCAGACTGCGACTGTCGGTATTCAGCCAACAAATTGAGCTGAGTAGAATACCAATCCTCCAGCTCCTTTTGCGCGTTATCTACCTTTCGAAGTTCCCCACTTTGACCACCAAAAAGTGGATCAATACCTGAAAATTCTGGAGCAGCTTCAAACGCATTATTAGCAATAGCTTTAGCCGCTTTAGAATAGTCGTCTGGTTTTGCAAGGCCTGATTCTTTAGCTTCCTTTAAAAGCTTGATACGCTCCTTGGTTATTTCGAGAAATCTTTCCTCTGGAGTAAGTAACTCTTGCTGAAGGTTATAGTATTTCTCAAGTAATTTATATTTATCTATTTCTGATGCAAGACCCTCGAGCCTCAGTCGTTGCGCCTGTGTTATTCCTGATAGTTTTCCTGATGAAATATCAAATCTTAACTTTTCAAGTTCTGTAGCTTCTTTTGTTTTACCGTTAAGCTGGTCAGTAAGTGCCAGCTGGCGAAGATAGCTTTGTTCGACACTTTTGAAAGCATTAAGAACCTTATCAACAGGAGCCTTTGTTGGTTTCCCGTTTGTTCCTCCAGGAGGAAGGGAATATGGATTACCAGTCGCGATAGTCGCAGGTGCAAGGGGAAGGTTACCCGTGGTTGGTTTAGATAACTTATCTCTGGTGGCGATAAGTGAAGACAATTCATCATTTAGAGCTTTAGCGCTATCATCGACTCCTGTAAGCCATCCAAACATTGATGCATCCTGAGAGTAAATATCTTTCCTACCCTCAACTTGTTTTTGCAAATAAGTTATTCGCTCATTTACTTGGTCAATATTGTTAAGATCTATTTTCCCGCTTAATGCTGCAAACCTGTTACCTGTACTGGCAGCTAATTGCCCTGCTCCCGCAGCAGCTTTAACAAGCCACCCAGCAAGCTGAGTCACCTCAGAAACAAGATCAGAAATACCTTGAAGGACAGCAGGGTCAGTGAGCACGTCATGAAGCTTGTCGAGAGAGCTTTGCAAAGGAGACAAATCAACCTTTGCCAGCCCAGCAGCAATTTCCATCTTCAAGCCAGCTACCTGAGCTTCCATGTCTTCGAATAGTTGATTGACCTTAACAAGGTCATCTATCGAAGAAGGATCTGGAGCAACTCCATAATCTTTTGCTAAGAAAATAAACTGTTTAAGTTTCTCGTTATTATTGTCAAAAAGAGGTAAAAGTTTAGACAGATCATTCCCAAGGCTTTCAAGGATAGTTGTTTTTTCTGCATTAGTGCCAATTTTACCAAGAGCCTCACCGATTACCAGAAGTTGTTTATCTGGACTAATCCTGGATAGCTTTTCAGCAGATAAGCCAAGTGAATTAAGGGCATCAACTGCCTCGCCAGATTTATTTAGAACTGCATCACCTATTTTATCCCCAATATCTTTAAATATATCAGCCATCTGATCACCAGAAACACCAGCCTTTTCCGCTGCAAATTGCCAAGCTAACAATTCCTGCGTTGATACATTCAAAGATTTTGCCCAACGGTCTGTTTCAGTAATTTGCTTAGAGGTACTCTTTAATAACTGAAATCCGGCGGCACCTACAGCGAGACCCGCAGTTACGGCAGCAGCACCAACTCCAGCAAGTGCTGCGCTTGACGCCGCAGCGTCATCCTGAACCTGTTTACTCCATTTGGCAGATGCACGTTCAGCCTTATCCATCCCAGATACAAATCCACCAACTTTTGCAACCAGATCGATGGTAAGCGTTCCTAATGACCTGCCAGCCATATTTCCTCCAAAAAAAAGCCCGCATTTCGCGGGCATTATTTTAACTATTCTCCTTTAATCTTTTCTTTAGAGCTGGTTTAAATTCTTTCCTAATTGATATAGGAAGTCCACTCTCCAGCCTATCGATTAAAGGCATATTCATAAAAATAATATCCCCAATACTACTGGTTCCATGTTTTTTTAAAAGCATCAAAGAGAAGTTATCTACCGCCAATAAATTTACAGTCTGCTGTCCATTCTTTTCTGTAACGAAATCTTCGGATGAAAATGACTCCAGCTTAGTAAAAGCTACTTCAGGTAGCGGCTTCCTCCTTCCGACAAACGATATAATTATACCAGCAAGAAATAACACAAGTGCTATTAAAATAAAATTCTGCTGCTGTGCCATCAGGCCTATATTGTTTACTCTTGTCCCGTCTCCAACATCTACAGTTACGTCCATAAAAGATAGTGAATATATTGCTAATGCAATACCGATGATCGTTAAAATTCGCCCTAATGCCTTCATTATAGTCCCTCTTGATATTGGTTACCAAAAGGGTAGCAGGTTTCCTTAAAGCCAAAAACCATAATCATGTCCAACTGTTCATCGCATCTTCCAGGCTTATAGGGCCTTCATTGATATGTATGGCAAAATCACTGATCTTAAATGGTGGAGAGTTTTTACCTCTGTTTATGTTAGCCAGTACGGAAGCTACAAGGGCTGCGCCCCACTCGGTACGCATCATGATATTGAGCGGTCCGTACTTCTCACGGTACTTGAGCCAAACCAGAAATTCCCTACGACTCATCCGCTCCTGAGCCTCTGCGATGGTGTGGCCTCCGATGCCGTTCATCACCAGTTCACACCAGAATTCATCCTCGCCGGTTAGCTCGTAGTCTTTCCCAGCTCATTAACTTCCTGAATAACAGCTAAAAGAGCAATAACAATAGGCCCGTCGAGAGCACCACGTTCTTCTGAAGCGTTACCAAGTATGTCAGCTTCCGTAAAGATAGATTTACCTTCTTCATTACAAATTTGGGCCGCAATCAGGCCTGCTACTGGATCATGGTTCCCTTTCATTGCAAGAAGGTCTGATTTCACCGAATGATAGCCCATCGGTCGCACAAAGACGGTTGCTCTATATTCTTTTCCATCTCTTCCTTTCCAATTAATTTCTTTCTCTACAGGGCGACCAGTAAATGCGCCTGACTCTTTTAAAGTGTCGATGGTGAGAAGCATTTGTATTCTCCTTAATATGCGGGTTCATACCCCGCATATAATTAACTTCCAGCTTGTGTTTTACGTACCCAGAGGCCTGGCCCGCTACGCTGCATCGTGGCTGCGGTAGACACCACGGTATTACCCTGGAAGTCGAACGGAAAATCGCTAACATACGCGCGGAAGGTATACCAGGTACGGTCAGTTGGCAGAACCATCTCACCAGCAGAGACTGTAGGCACCGATTCACCATCAGACCAACCAATAGCCCAATGGATCAGTTCATCCTGGTATTCATCCAGCTCCGCCAGTTGCCACATCAGATAATGCGAGTCATTCACTGGATCGGCATTAATTGTTACTGAAGCCTGCCCGGGAGTGCGAAGCCCTTTTTTATACGTCCGGCTATTACGCTCGCTAAGGCATGTATCTTCAATTTGATCTGCCGGGTTCGCGCCGGGATTAAAGTTAGTTATGCATTCGATCTCATGAATAACACCGCGGATTAGCGCGTACAGCTGGGTACCCTGCGTTAACACAGACATAGTTCTCTCCAAAATAAAAAACCGGCACATGGCCGGCGTTAGGAAGGTTTGTTGAGTTAGGTGATTAGCGTTTAACTATCCAGTCAACGTCGAATGAATAGCGGAAGCGTTTTGTTTCAGGGTCGCGGCTTTGGGACCCCCAGCGGGTTATATAGGCATTTGGTTCGATAGCATCACGCAACGCTTTTGCAACCTCCTGAGCTGATGTCACAGTGTCCGAATATACGTCCACCTGTAGCGTATAGCTATCGACATCGGGGCGCCTGTCCAGATAGTTTTCCGGTACTCCGCTGATGTTCTGCCACAGCGCGTAGGGATAAACGATATTGTCATTCTGCAGACCGAACGGATAAAGTCGCACGGGAGAGCCTAACAAATCCCTGACAGCCTGGCTGGCCGCGCAAACAGCAAATATTGGTGCGATCATCCACTTCTCCCCTTCTTAGCCGCTCTGGTTATCGCTCGATCGATAGCCTTTCCATATTCTTCAACGAAAGTTCTCGTTGCGTCTTCTGCGCTGGATTCAGCTGCCGGCCGCATGAAAGGTTCAGCTCGCATCTTTTCCGTTCCAAATTCCAGTAGGCGCCAGTGAGGTGTAGGGGCATTTTTAGCTTTATCGGGATGCTTTTTCAGCACCGCTCCATGCAAAACCCCAATTCTGAATGCAAGGTTCCCGTTACGCTTAAACTCGCGGCCATTCCAGCGCACTGCAATGTTATCTGCTATGCTTCGGCCTGTTGCAGGATCATCGAGCCGGCTTGCATTAGCCTTTGCCCTGTTAGCAATTATGTTTGCCGCTTTTCTTAACGCTGCTCGCCCGCCCTTACGCTTCATATCATCGGTGATTGACTCAAGCTTACCCAGTAACTCATCAACCCCGGTCAGCTTAAACTCAACCCCGTCAGCCATCGTTTACCCCCTCCGAACAGGGCAACGTTAAATACTCCAGACCGCTATCAGGATCGGGAAGTACCCCCTCAATGTTGAAAATCTTCCCTCGATATAAAATACGGCATTTAGGAGTAATATCGTTTCGCTGACGGATTGTGATCCTGGTAGTAATCTCGTTCTGGGTTGCCTGTGCCGATGTAAATTCCCTGGCGGAAAGGGGATATACTTCAGCCCAAATCCCATTATCTGCAGTTGACTGAACAAGGTTAACCCAATTTTTCACTACCTCTCCGGTCAATGGATCCTGCACCGAGACGGATTTCTGGGGAATAACACGATGTCGGAGTTTGCCGGCCTGCATATTACCCCCTCGTTTTTTGACTCAAGTAAACGGGGCGCTCGTCCCCCAACGTAGTAATTTCAATATCTTCATCTGCGGCCAGCGACTGGATAATGACGTCCCTCAAAGCGTTATTTGATTCAGCCAGACGGTTTATCGCTGCCGTTTGCTCTCTCTGTGCTGCTGTCTGCTCTTTCAACGCTGCGATCAGCGCGCTTACCTGTTGCTCGTTCATAGGCAATTTTCGTCCACTTTTTAATCCACTCGCGCCGCCTGGCGCAACCTGAACAGGCCATAATGTCCTCGTTAGATAATGGTTGGCCGACGCAGATCGTAAATCAGCATCGTTACTGAGAAGGGAAGCTCACCCTGCTGAAGTTTTTCTTCCTCTTCTCCGTTGCGGTTGCGATCGAGGTAACCGAGAAGAATTAGAAGCGCACCCTGCACACGTTTAAGCGGCTCCCCCTCAATCAGATTCCCATCGCTGCTTACAACCAGTTCGCGGCTCCCCTGAATGTAGGAAAGCAAAGCTGCACTGCCTGACTGGATTTTCAGGAGCAGATCGCCATCACCTGCATCATCGTCAATGCGCAAATGCTCTTTTGCTTGGGGTAAAGTTACAAGCTCAATCATGCTTTACCCCTCCCATCCCGCCCGCGCTTGGCGGCCAGAGTCCAGCCTTTAGAGCCAGTCTCACCCGGCTTATCCTGCGTCTGTTCGTCACAGTGCCAGAGTGAACCACCCCATGTAACCGTATCGCCAGGCAGGTACTCATCGCCCGATTTGAATACGCCGCGGTACACCATAGTCGGTATATCAAAAGATTTTTTCTCACTGGCACCGCTGGCACGGTTGACGGTGACAATAAAATTGCGTTGACCATTCATGCTTATATCAACATCTGATACGCCATCGACGATGCATTCCCAGCCACGCATACCATGGGTTTTCTCGTAAGCACGCCAGAGGCCTCCGTTGTGGGTGGCATAAGAGCCGCGCGTATAGCTCTTACCTTCATCAATGAAAGGCTGTATTTCCAGGTGTAAGGCATCCCGTCCGTCCTGTGCCGGCGGTAACGCGGCGACCGCATCGGCGACCGCATCGTCCACCGCCTGCTTCAGCACTGCCGGATCGTAGTCTTTGCCGTCACGCGGAACCGGAATTTCACCAACCGCCGCGCTAACTAACTCCTGCAGCAACGGTCGCACGTCTTCCGGCGTCACGCTCTTGCCGTCCTGCGCCGGCGGTAACGCGGCGACCGCATCCTCCACCGCCTGCTTCAGCACTGCCGGATCGTAGTCTTTGCCGTCACGCGGGACCGGAATTTCACCAACCGCCGCGGTGACTAACTCCTGAAGCAACGGTCGCACGTCTTCCGGCGTCACGCTCTTGCCGTCCTGCGCCGGCGGTAACGCGGCGACCGCATCCTCCACCGCCTGCTTCAGCACTGCCGGATCGTAGTCTTTGCCGTCACGCGGGACCGGAATTTCACCAACCGCCGCGGTGACTAACTCCTGAAGCAACGGTCGCACGTCTTCCGGCGTCACGCTCTTGCCGTCCTGCGCCGGCGGTAACGCGGCGACCGCATCCTCCACCGCCTGCTTCAGCACTGCCGGATCGTAGTCTTTGCCGTCACGCGGGACCGGAATTTCACCAACCGCCGCGGTGACTAACTCCTGAAGCAACGGTCGTACGTCTTCCGGCGTCACGCTCTTGCCGTCCTGTGGCAGAGGTAAAGCCGCCACCGCCTCGCTGACCATAGCGCCAATATCCGGCAATTCAGGGATTTTCGGAGCCGGGATGGATGCCACTGCATCAGCCAGTTGTGCTGTAATGTTAAGTGCCGTGGTATCCTTTAGGGACATAACCTCCTGAGATAGGAGGGTCAGTTTTTCTTCAGTTCTCTGCTGATAGTCATTGAGGCTTTTGTCGAAGGACTCACGAAGCTCGCTTAGCGCCTGGGAGAACTCCTCTCCAAGAGCCCTGATAAGGGAAAGTTCACGTTCATTCATTTAGCTAACAATCCTCGCAGCATCGCTTTTGCCGCCGTCAGTTCAGATTCAGACATGGCTTTCCCGCCCGATTCCTCTGGTGCCGTTACGCTGCTGGAACCAGATTTGGCAAATGGATCATCAGAAGCATCACGCCGTGCCAGCGCTTCAAGGCTGAAGTTTTGTTGCTGGAGATACAGCGCGTCACCGCCGGGTAAAGGAGGAAGATTTTCACTCCTGCGCGCCTCATTTGGTGTCAGGATTGTATTTTTTACACCCTCCCCAAGCGTTTTGATCCGACGTTCGCTATCCATACGCAACAGCGCATTAACATCGAACTCTGTACCGATATCGCCTTCAAGCTCGAAAGCTTCGTCCAGCAGTAGCTCTATCGATTCGATATACGTTTGCAGGCACTGCGAGTAATACTGCTGTTCCAGCGCTTCAATGTTGTCGTTAGAGGGGAAGTCACCTATCCCTGCTTTGTATGCAGGAATGTGGTAGACCGAACAGCAGATTTTGGCTGTCATTTGGAGCTGCTCGACCATTTGAGCATCTGAAGCAGTCATAGCCGTCGTAATATACTTTGCACCGTTGCTCAAAACGGCCGTTTTCCCGGCATTTTCTCCCGTATATCCCGCGTCCCAGTTGTTTTTAAGGATCCTGGCGTTTTCTTCGGTGATGCTCCCGGGTACTTCAATGACCCCGCTAGGTTTGCCACCATTTTTAAAAAAGAATGCAGCATTCTCCTGGATATGATGGCCCTGCATTGCTGCCAAGCCAGCAGCGTAAATCGGAGACAATCCAATCAGAGGATGAAAGAGACAGTTAAAACGATCATGGATAACCTCCCGAGCCGGCACCGTTACCGGGGTATCAATACCCGCCATGTTGTCGGCATTGATCTGATAAAAGATGGACCCATCATCCGCTACAAGCGGGGTGACTTTTTCCCAGTCCAGCACACGTAACTCAATTATTTCTCCACGAGTGTTCCGGATTTTTAGAACAATGGTATTCCCGCGGGTGAGTTTCGAATTGAGCCAGCATTCGATAAACTGCATTCTGTTTTGATAGGCATTAGGCCGCCTGTAAATTTTCGCTGCGGCGCCGGCATTAGTTTCTTTCCATATGCCATTTTTATCCCTTCGCATCTGACGTAAAGGCATTTTAGAAATATCACTTGCGATAAGCGATATGCAGGCAAACACAGCATGGAAAGACAGAACAGTTTGTTCGTTAATCTCCATGTTACGCTGCCATGCGCCGGCGAACGGCTCACGAACATAGCTTATCAGTGAGGTCCAGAGTCCGCGGGCAGCAGGCTGCTGCAACGACTTCTCTTTTCTCCGGAAAGGGTTCCACATCAGCCGTTCCCCGCATTATTTCTCTTTTTCCCGACACCTGAGCGCTTTCCGCCGGTGTACTCAGCTTTGCCCAGCAGAACCAGCACTCTTGCGCACTGGTCATTTACCGTTTTTTCATCACCGGGTTTAGAGTCGTGGGTACGCTGGAGGTATCTGATTTTTGCCATGCAAAATGGCGGGGTTTCCCCCGCCCTCCTTTGAGTAATTAGCTGCCGGAACCAGTGCCGTAGTTCACACCGGAGATAACAGCTACTGCTGCAGTGCGGCGACGTTTCCAGTTGATCCAGCGTTCTGCGCGGATGGCCACGCTATTGGTCTGGAACATGGACACCAGTTCTGTACCAGTCGGGGTGACACTGTCGCCAGTCGGAGCGCTTTCCATTTCCAGAGATGCTTCACGCGACATGTCGACAGCAACTCCGCCATCATCTGCCAGGTAAATATCCGGCGCATTCACCAGCACCAGCTGGTTACCTACGTACTGCGAAACGATCGCCGGGAGGCCTTGGAAAGTACCTCCTAACAATGTCATTTCCGGATATTCTTTCTGCCCAAGAGCGTTCTTACGCATTGAAAGCGCCAGCGCATTGGTGCTGGACATTAACCAAACGGCGCCATTCGGCTGCAGATCTGCAGCAACAAATACCCCAAAGGCTGCAGCAGCATCATCATCCGGGTTTCCGGTAGAAGGGATAGCCGTAATGCCATTGGTAATAGACGCCGGCGATACGTTCGGCACTTCTGCTTTAGCCGGATTGATAAAGTCCGTGTCCAGACGGGCAATTACGGCCTCTGCAAGGGCATTTCGCACCAGTTCATCGGCAGCCGGGTTAGAAAAACGGATCAGCTCATCGGTTAATACTGCGATGGCAGCCACTTTTGCGAAACTAAAAGTGATCGGCTCAAAGTCAAAACGGGTGAGCGGCTTTGCCTTGCCCTGGCCAACCCAGTTAGCCGAACCGCCTGAGGTTTGAGCAGTAATACGGATATTAAACGGTACACGGCGAAGGGCCGGAATGGATCCCTGACCAAAGCGGCCAACAATGGTCTGTGGTCGCAGAAAATCGACAAAATCCTGCGCGTAGTCCTGGTATTCTACCAGTGCACCGGCCCAGCTAGGATCGGTGGTGGTTCCTGCCCCAACAGCTGCCTTGAGAACGTGATGAAGTTTGGCATCATCCGGATATTGCTTACGGGCGATCTCTAGCGCTTCGGAACGGCTGCCGTTCGCAGCGGCCAGTGCTTTAGCGAAACGCGCGAAGGCGATACCTTTTTCCAGCTTCTGCTCGACACGAATAATGCCGGGAGCACTTGCTTTCACGACAGCCACTTCACCATTTGCGGCCTTAGAAACTGGCTTGGCGGTAGATGCCATATTGTTTTCCATTTCATGCAGACGCTTAAGGTGAGCATCGACGGATTTAATTTCTGCTGAGGTATTGTCGTAGCTCTCTTCTTCTTCGGCATCCAGGGTACGCCCCTCTTCCGCAGCTTTCGACATCACTTCATCAAGTGATGCGGCCAGCGCTGCACGCTTCGCTTCAAAGCTCTTAATCTGTTCTGAGATATTCATCGTGTTGTTTCCTTTATTGATTTTTAATGCTGTAGCGCCAGCGGTTTTAGAGGTTTTCACTACCGGTTTCTCATTGCCTGACGCGGCGAGAAACTGGCGATCGAAAGATTTAACGGTCTGGATGGAACATTCGGCATTGGCAGGAATAGTCACTGCCGAGACTTCAAGTAGGTCCCAGGAAAGAAAGCGAATACCACCTTCATCAAGGAAGGAATACTCAATAGGCCGGAAACCAATTGAGAGTCCGCGAACAAGGCCTGCTTTAATGGATGCCCATGCCTCATCGAGTCGCGCTGCAAGTTGTGAAGGCATATCCGGGGTTGGTTTAACCAGCTTTGCTGTGATTTCAAGACCGCCCTTCACCATTTTCGGGGTACAGGTACCAATAGGTTGTGAGCGGTCATGCTGCCAGAGGAACGGCGTGTCACTTCGGAACTTTGCCCCCTCTGGCTCCATGATGTCACCATCACGATCTGGCGATGGTGTGGAGGCGATACCGGTAATGATCCGCTCATCCTCGTTCACCGACTTCACCGTCATGAGGGTACATGCGCGTTTAAGCGTCATTTAGCTGCCTCCTGAAATGAAAAAACCCGCCGGAGCGGGTTGCAAACTGACTTTACTGTCATATGAAATGCACCTGATAATCCTGCTTCTTCGCTTCAGGGTTTAGTGCCATCAGCGAAACGCTGTTAAAGAGAGCCATAAGGGGATCAATCTTCCCTTTGCCGCTGGCCTGCTTGGTGATCAGAATAGCGTTCCCTTTAGGCTCAACCCGGGCATTACCAACACACCAGGCCATCAGAGGCTGACCACCGTGGATTAGGACGCCCTCTGCAAGTTTGCGTTCAGTGGTTTTAATGGCACCACCCAGCCGCCAGCCCTGGCTCACACCAACGACTGAATCAGCAGGGATCTCTGCTTCTATCAGCGCATCGAGAATTTGTCCCACACCGGACGGGTCAATACCGATCTTATCCAGCAACTCAGCCGCGTAGATACGGCTGACGTATTCAGCCACGTCTTCCGTATCCTGTCCGACGCGCTTCACAATGGTTAGATCGCCGGCTTTCACGAAGTCGTTAAATCGGGACTCTTCACTTTTCCGCCGGCTGACCGCTATCTCATGTGCCCACGCATGACACCAGCACAGCCATTCACGTGTTTTAGGATCGCGACCAATAGCAGCGAAACCCAGCAGATCATCAAGACCTCCGCCATCAATGCCTACGGTGATGACCTCGGCGCGCCGGAGTAAATCTTCAAAACTGACACGCTGCGCCTGCTGTTCCCAGAAATCGACGCCTGCCCAGCGGTCGCTGCGCAGGTTAAGGCCAATCTCGATGTTGAGATGCTTTGCCAGAAACTGCTGCAGCGTGCCGTCAGTTTTCGCCTGGTTCTTTCGCAGGTTATCGGCTATCCACTCCGGACTGACGGAACGCCCGATGTTCGGGTTGGTGATATAGAAGTTCTCAGGCTGCAGATAGGCCTTGCTCTGGATCATGCTGTCCGGGAATTCATAGAGGATGCCCAGCGTTTTAGGATCGCTGATTTTGCCGTCGCGCACATCGCGCCAGTAATTGAGACGCTCTTTAAACACGCCCGCCGGCGGGTCATCGCTCTGCGTGGTAAGGTAAATAACCCAACCCTCATTACGCGATACCTGGCCGCCAAGAGCTTCCATAAACATCGCCTCTGCGTTGGCACGCTTGCCGAAAAGCCAGAGTTCGTCGACGAGGATTCGGCCTGATTTCTTTCCGGAGACAGTGTCGGTATCAGCGGCCACCACCTTCAGCGTATTTCTTGTCACCCGGTGCGTGATAGTGCGGATATGATCCTGAATCTGGAACATATCGGACAACTCCTCATCAGCACGTATCATGCCCGCTGCAGGTTTGAAGCTGTTATCGGCGACCTCCTTTGTCGGCGCCAGAATCAGATGCTCTTCATCCTCGCGCCAGCAAAGGATCAACGCGGTAAGCATAATTCCGGCGGCGATCGTCGATTTTGTGTTTTTTTTCGAGATCAACAGACCATATTCGCGGATAAGCTGATTACCCGTCTCGGCGTCGTATCCACCGAATATCACTTTTACAAAATCGAAGACCCAGTCTTCAGAACACTCCCCAAAAGTTGGCTTACCCGGGAGATCAGTAACCCGCAGTTCACGGAAAATGCCCAATGCCTGCTCCGCCTGATCAGCGTAAATCGGCGGCGGGATAATGGGATCGCCTGCAATCAGACGCGATTCCCAGTCCGGACAAGCCGTAGACCACTGCGCCATAGATTACCCCTTATTGTTAACGACGAGTTTTGGCGGTGCCATTGCTCCAAACTTGCCTTTGCCAGCAGCTAGTTTTGCTGCAGCATTTCGGGCATCTTTTTTTCCTGTTTCTCCCTTTTTGGGATGGATGTAAGGAAGCATGGCCTTTGCTGCATCCTTTCTGACGTCAATTTCTTCAGTTGAATCGTTCATGACCGCCATCAGAAACTGAAGAGGATCATCAAACTGGCCCACAACTATGGGGCCCTTGGCCGGTGCCACTGCCCCTTCTTTTTTTTGCGGTGAGTTTACTGCTGGGTTGTAAACCTTTTTACCGTAGGTGGGAACGTCGTCAGTCTCGATGACTTCCTTTTTTTTACGACTAATAAACGCGATGACTTCCGGGTCCTTTGCAAGCTGCGACCCTTTGGACCGTGCGGATTTCTCCGAATACCCCGCCTTTATTGCCGCATCTTTCTGAGACATGCCGGACATCAGCGCGACCGCGAATTTTCGCTTTTGCGCTGTTAACATGTTTACACCCTCCAAAAGGGGATTTTTTCTGTGCGTGAGAGGAGGCGCGGTGTCCAGGCCCGCCGACGTTTACTCCAAACCCTCCCCCCACCTGCAAATGAAAATAGATATCATTAACAATGATATAATTTCACATGAAACCATCTTCGAGCGATATTGATATTGATATTGATTCCTGTTTACCTAATAGACTTGGGCAGATGCCGCTTCGCCCTCATCTGGTATTGAGTGCTTCAATGCCTCTTCATCTGGCTGACCACCAGCGGCTTCGCGAGCAGACTTACCGGCATGGCATTCAGTACAAAGCGTCCATAGATTTTGCTCTGAGTTGTCACCACCAAACTGAAGGGCGATCCGGTGATCGAGTTCACTCTCGTGAAGGTCAACAACACGAGAGCACATGCAGCATTGTCCACTGTCACGAACCCAGATGCGCCGTTTAAGACTTACCCGGGCACTACCGCTAATGCGGCGATGCTCCCCATAAACCGGCTTGATACGGCGCGTATCGATTACTTTTAGCCGGGGCTTTAAAGTCATCAGCTTAGCCATAAAACCTCCATGCCCGTCGCCGTTCATTGCGGTGTTGACCATCAGGGTGCTTCTCGACAGGTTTGCCATCGGCATGATCCACCAGCGAATAGCACGGGTATATCACCGGGCCGCCGCAGGCGTCACCAACAGCATAATCAGCAGGTTTATTTGAATCCCACCTCGTCAGCACCTTCTGGATAAGATTCACCGGGACGCTATAACACACAGCATGTACAAGACGTAGCAGGGAAATGTGATCGGCCCGGACGCGATCAGCGGCAATTAGCTTAGTGGCTATCTCAAGCTGATATTGCGGAGGGCGGCTTGTACCGAGATAGAAAGAACACAAGGTGTCAGGGAAGCGGCCTAGCCATTCAACAACCTGAGCCTCAAAACCCGTCGCTGGTATTGCGTCATCCTCAATGATCACCACCCGACAATCTTGCTCTGCAGCCCACTCAAGAGCGCGCCGGTGATTCCATGCTGCCCCATGATCTTCTGGGTCGATCATCACGTGGGCAGATGGCCCGATTTGGTACGCCAGCGCTCTCGCCTGTTGCTCTCTTGAATGATGCCCAACCACCACAAACTTTATTTGTGTTTCCACCAGGCAATCTCCTTACCGAGTCCATCGGTTTTGAACACGGAGTGAACCAAGGGGCCGGTGACAATCCTGTCAGCGAATGACTGCGCCACAAGGCCAAATGCGATCATGTCACCAACCGCTGCACCAGCCTGCTCTTTCTTCCAGAAGCGATAACTCTCGATCCGGTAATAAAGACGGATAATGCCGTGAGCGAACGACATTACATCAGCGCGGGAACCACCCAGAAGGCCAGCATTAAGCATCACATCGTTGCGATGCGCGTCGATGAACTCCTGATAGATACGCTCTGGATGATTCTGCTTTGCCCAAATGTCGGCATAGGTCTTAGGTTCTGAGCCGACATAGACCTTACCGGGAAGCATTTCTTCCCACGGCGCGCGGAGCATTTCGACATCGGTACCATCTGTACACCAGACGAACCGATATTCAGGATGCTCACGAAGGTGCTGCCAGATGTGCAGCCAGCGCCTGAAGTAGACGTTCATCTTGACGTCGGGAACGTGGCACAACTCTATGCCTGCCGGGGCCGTTTGCAGTTCATCCACCAGCGCGATACCAACACACTGTCGCAGCGAGGAAGCCCACTTGTTCAGCATGTCAGGGGATGCCGTCATTTTCGATCTGCGCTGCGGGTCAGGCTGGCTGGTCAGCAACGTTGTGATTACAACGTCACTCTGCCGCCGGTACTCAACATAACCGGTAAAGCCCGTATCACGCCGCTCGTTGTGGATTTTCACATTTCGTTCTACCAGCGCCACACGGTCAGGCTTTGGTACTGACCGCTCTACCGCCTCATGCTCATCGAGAGAATGAATCAGTTTTTCGGAGCCAGTTACATCGGCATAAGCCCACGTCGTCAACCCGGCGTTATGAATGCGCAGGGCAAGATCGCTGTGTTCGTACATACCGCGACCGTAGACAGAATCGAAACCGCCTAATTTCTCTATCGCACTACGATGGTAATACAGCATGACACCACGTTGCCCGGTATAGGCAACATGCCTTTCATCCCTGTAGAGTACCGCCAGATCATTCAGCTTATTGCGGCCAGCTAGATCGAGAAACTGATAAGCCAGATGTGGCTCCTGTGACTCGATGTAAGGTTGGTGCCAGTCGTCGGCTATTGGCCAGGCGTCATCGTCCCACAGGAAAAGATGCTCACAGCCGGCTTCCATAAGCACAGACAGACTGGCGTTCTTCGAGGCCACAATACCGAGGGATTTATCATGCCTCAGCAGTTGTACACCAGAAGGGACGACAGCGCCGGGGCTTGAACCATCATCTACTACGACCACCAGCGCACCAGCAGGTAGATGCTTCATGTGCTGATCAATGGCTCTTTTCAATACCTCTGGACGCTGATGCGTGGTTATGGCAATTCCGACCCTTAAGTTTCCATTTGCCGCGGGCAAATATTCAATGCCGTCAATAATGACCCGCATCATTCACCCCTGGAAACAGAGTTAACCACCGTTCGGTAGTTGCGAGCGGCAGCTTCAGCTACAGCTTTTTTTATCAAATCAACCTTTTGTGAATCTCCTTCGTCGTCTAAGCGGATGGTGATTTGGTTTTCGGCATGCTCGTTATTCATATTAAAAACTCCAGTTATTAAGGGGATGCCCTTCGCATCGGTATCAACTGTCGTTGAAACCTGCCCATCAAGAAGATTACCGTCTACTGCTATTCCGTAACCCATAAACCGACCATAGCGATAGACCTTTGCGACCTGGAATTTCATGAGCGCTTCCTTTTAGACGTGAGCCTGTCGCACGGCCATGCCGACCGAGAGGTAAACGCTACCTAACGGCATGACCCAGGCTCACTACTGAAAGACTATCTTTGAGAAGCGCGTGCGAAGCGCGGAAAAACCACTGAGAGTTACAGTGGCTTGATATCTTTTGGAAAGATTGTTAAATCCGAAGGCCGATTATTTTAGCACCAAGCAACTCAGCAAGAACTTTTGCCAAATCTTGTCGTGTCACTGCACCACTTAAATAATCGAAATGCATTCTAAAAAAATGAGTAAATCTTTTCCCTAACTCACCATTGTCTAAATCTTCTTCTAATACCACTAATGGTAGATAAATTTTATTAGATACATCGTTAAGTAATAGGCTATTTTTTTCTCTGTCTTTAACACCCTCGTGCATGAGGTATGGCATTGCTACAAGAAGGTTCCTGTACTCTACCAATGCGGCTTTTAGAATTTTCTTCTCCTTTATTTCTTCCTGATGCTTCCATGTATTCATAGTTTTATAAGCTATGACCGCAGCTGCACCAGTAACAACTGAGGTAATCAATGAGGCTAGCGCGGCAACTGCAGCTGCTATCATTGACCAAAAGGCCCAGTTGGCTGATTCCTTTGAAACCAACATAGAAGCATAAGCAATAGAATCTGTGTCCATTTCCACCTCACTTAGTATGTGTGGCGAATTTTAACTCAAAGCATTATCCCAGGCACTCAGTGAATACCTGCTGTAATGCGGTCAGATACCAGTTTATAACCTGACCAAATGTTACTTAGATCACAATCCATAGAACCACCCACCAATGCCAAAGGCTGCAGCGATCACCAGACAAGCAATTGCCGTTTTAGGCATTAACACACCGTAAAACGCAGGAGACAATCCCAGAAATAAAACCATTAGCACTGGCCACATACTAAGCAACAGGAAAAAGTAGCCATCTATACCACCGCTGCTAAACGTCACATTCACTCCAAAACCATTACCCGGACTTTCCATAGCTTGGTTGCTTCATTGCATGACATCATACAACTGCCCCTAATACAGGAGCTTAAACATTATCACAGGCACTCGATGAATGCCTGCTGTAATGCCCTAGCTGCCCTGTTCTGCGCCGGTATCAAACAGCGCCAGCGCTTCGGTCGCTTCCTGAATCGCTTTACGGGTCTTCGAGACAATCTCGCTTTCCGTGTAAACACGATCAAAGGAGTCTGCGAAAAGCTCAGACTTCAGATAGCTGTCGCCAACCCAGTCAATGGCCAACTTGGCCGCTGCGGTGTCGTAGTTAACTTTCTTGATGATATCCAGGCGGATTTGCTCGGATGCTGTGATCTCTGCCATGTCTTACCTCTGTGCAATGTTGGGAGCATTATCGAAGCCACTATACGAAGTGTCTTCTGTAATGCCATTAAAAAAGCCACCCTTAGGTGGCCATCCTGCTGGAATCAAATTTTATTACATTATTTTTATTGTGATTTTGTGTCTTAAGAAGGCCTCCCCACAATATGCCCATCGATTTCATCAATACGCATTCTTAGAAGGCCTCCTTCAAATGGCGTAAGTGTTGAGCCGGCACCTTTCACAACAACGTTCTTCAAATGAATATAATTTAGCGGATGAGGATCTTTGCCATAAAACTGACAACCAATATCAGTATAAAGCTTTTGCAAGATTGAACTTTTCCCTGCGCAACTCTCCGACATTGAAGAAAAATACTCTGAACCAGGAATAACATCACCTGCAATCACAGTACCTTTACAGAAAAGAGTTATGCCCAGGGTAATTTCCCCATTATTAACTAAGTTAACGATATGCAGAATGACATTATCACGAACTTTAGACGAAATAACTTCTTTTGCGTCGCTTTCATCTTCGATGATCTCAAGCATAGCTCTTTCCTCGGTTATATGGAGATCACATATTAACCATTGCTTGCACACGATTAAAGTATCATCGATACGATTCTGCGGAGCGGATCATGTTGTGCTTAAGAGTGGGTAACTACTTGCTGCGCATCCCCCGCTACGCTTGTTATATCCGAAATGCTACCTAAACTAACTTATGACTTTGCTCTGCCATGACAAAGTCTGCCGTTCTACCCGTGAGCTCATGGATGAGCCACTCTCAAGCCTTCCAGGCTCTCATTTTTATTCTCACCCAGTAGAAAAGACACCAGCTACGTGGCTACAATCCTTCATTCGCTGGCTGTTCAGCACCCCGTAGCTTTGGGATTTCCTCCACGGGGTTTTTATCAGGTTTTAACCCGATTTTTCGGTTTAGCATTATCGAAGCCCCTTAGCTCAGGAGCTTCTGTAATGCCTACTGTTGGGTCCTGTGTTCGTAACGGGAAATGGTCTTGCCGTTTGCGTTCATCACATAGGCCACCTCCCCCTGCTTCAGGAACACGTTCTGGTCCATTCCAGACACTGAGATACTCTGCTGATTGGGGTTGAAACCAACGCTCAGGCCGCTATGGATTTCTTCGCCACCATCTGATGACATTACTTTTACTGTTAACATGCTTCTTCTCCTGCTTCTGGCAATAAAAAAGGCCGCCATTGGCGACCTTTTGATTGTTTTTGATTAACTACGAAGTATGACAAGCTCTACAGCAGTAATAGCAACCATTTGATTGAGAGTAATATTTCTTCGCTTCTACTACCGCAGGACGACAGGTTTCAAATATTCCAAGGTACACGCGGTTTTCTGATGCAGGCATAAAGGTACACCCGGTGACATGCACCTCATGATCTCCGTTTGCCTGAACATTTTTATTGACGTAGTAATACTGTCCCATTGTTATGTCCCAGAGTGATACTGCCGATTGCAGCATCTTCAATCTACGTCCTGGCACTAAAGCAATTAAGAGGAATCTCATTTAACTTTGAGTTCTGTCACTTACATTTTTGGCAGTAGACTTTCCGCTCCTCTCATTCCGATGGTTGTTAACAGTCAGCATCAGGCCGGGCAACTGCGCGGCATGCCCACATACAGGCTTCCTGCATTTTGGTGCGCGCGATTGCCAAGCTGCGCATAGCTTCATCAATCTCCTGAGCCTGCTCAGCGCTTAACATTGCCGGTCCATTACGCACAGCCAACAATTCAACTCGCTCGGTATCAAGCAAACTACAGAAGTGGCGGCTGACGCCTTTAAGGCGGTTCATTCGCTCAATGTCGCCAGCGGTTAATGTGCGGTAGCCCTTTACGGTGCTGCCGTCCTGCGGTTTAGCTTCACTCATTTCGTAGCCCTTTCGGTTGTACCTGGTTTGCTTTTACTAGCTCGTAGGCGGATATTGTTGGGAGGAAAAGCATGGAGATAACCAAATGAAACAGATACTTTTTACATGGTTTGCTTTTACAAATACCTATGCCTGTATCACCGCCAGCATTAACGTGAACAACACATTAATGTTTGATTCAGCTGTGCCGTGGATTATTGGGGTTTCTCTTGGAGTAATCACCAATTACTTATTGGCTAAAAAACTAAAGGAAAGCGGGTTTCTGTAGGGCAGCAGGTTGCTAGCCTGCTTACTTCTTAACGCTGTCCGGCATCACCGCGCCAACAACGCCAGCCAGCGCTACGCCGCCAGCGATGACGGTTTCCTGAATGCCCGGCGGCATCTGATAACCAAATACGCCTGCAACAACAAGAATGATGCCGCGCCAGGTGGACGGCTCTTTCAGTCGATTAATGAGATAGTTCATGTTTCCCTCAAACAAGAATACTTTTTGCCAGGAGATAGCGGGCTTTGCGGTCATCAATGCCGTTCTGTCCGCCGTTGATAATCTGAGTGACGCGTGTAAGGTCACCGGGATAACGCAAACAGCCGCGTGAGGTATAGAACCAGGCAGCACTGCACGCCGCATACTCATCCTGTGCAAGCAATTCAGGCTGTTTAACCAGATCAATCTTCAAAGCATCCCCGCAGTCGCGGTAATTGTTCAGGCCAGTGGTCTGGATGAGCCCGCGCCCGCGGTAAAACCAGCCGTCTGTTGCCCCGTTATTCCCCATGCGTTTGCTGTACACCAGATTGGCGATTGCTCGTTGCCTCTCCAGTGGCAACGATGGTTCACCCTGCCGGCGGCCGAGCGAATTAGCCTGACCCTGCGTCAGCCGCCCGGCGCGGACAAAACTACTCAACCCGGCCACGCTATAATTGAAGCTCTCAACAAGCTGGGTAAATCCCATGCTTTCATGCCCTACCTGGGCAATGAACATCGCCTGATCGATAGCTTCTGTTATACCAAACTCTTTCATCGCGGCTGTAATATGCGGAAACCAGCGCGCAGCTAACCCGGCGCTGATGCCAGCCGCCTTCTGGAATTGTGTTTGATTCATTAGTGCCTCAGTGTATCGACCAGACGCGCCACGTTACCCCGAGCCCATAGCACGGCGGCGCATATCATCACGTTTGCCATTACCACCAGCCAGTGGGACTGTACGTAAAGACCGAAGATAAATTGGAAAGGAATACTCGCGTAAATCAATACCAGTAAGTAAGCAAGAATGGAGATACCAGGACGATGCCTGGCACCGCGACGTTGATAAAACATCAAAGCGCAGACAATAACGGCACATATCACCGCATTGACCAGCGCTGCCGGGTCATTTATTACCACTCGAACCTCCTCCCTTTAATCGGGAAAGTAATCCGAACAGGCTGCTCAAGTCCTGGCTGTTAATGAAAGTCAGGACCTTGATGGTGACAGCAGATGCCACCACCGCACCGAGCGCATCAAGCGGACGATCCGTATAGCCTGTCCAGGTAGTAAATTTTGAGCCTAATAATCCTGCAGCCAGAACACCGACAATAAACGACGTCATGAAGTAAGCTATTTGCCTTCCACGTGTCAGGTTTGCGGTCGTTGCCACATAAAAAACCGCGCCGCCAAAAGCCCCAAATACCACACCAAAATCGGTATGAGTGATAACGCCATATATGACGGAACCAATTAAACCGCCGCCAAAAATCAGGCCGGTACCAGTTAAAGGATCGGACATTAAGCCCCCTCTTATTGCCGTGAGTCCTCTCAGAATTGAGGGGAAAAAGAAAAGGCCGCGCATAAGCGCAGCCTCAAATGATTTGTACCTCAGCTTTCCGAGGCGCCTTATTCATGGCGAAAAAAAGCCCGCTCAGAGGAACGGGCAGAAAGTAGGCATTCTAGGTAGTAACAAACGAAAACGCACCTAATAGTCCGAGCTACCGATTTACCAGGAGAGCGCTCGCTTTTTCCGTTACTGCCTTTTAAACATAGCTGGAGAAGCCGAAACGGCAACCCACAACCTAATGTCTTAGTAGTATTGCATGGTGCCGGGTGCCTCCCGGTGAGCATGTCCCAGCCGACATGGCCCGCGCTGCATTTACAGATCACTGTAAGTGACTGGTCGCCCCACCGCACAGGGGGATTCACCATGTAGCTAATCTAATTTGTAAACTTTGTGTTAGTCAATATGTGATACTCTGTCAAAGGCACCTTAGGATGCCTTTTGCACAGTGTCATGACTTTCTTTTGAATGGCCAGTAACGGCAGGCAGCCAGCGCTGAAAGAATAAGCACCAGCAGCGCCATATCCATCAGAAAACCTGCCAGGCGCCAGGCCACGAGAAGCAAAACAACGAACAGCGTCCAGGAACACAGCCTGCGTAGCATGATCATTTACCGTTTGTACCGATCACCCGGCTCAGGTTTTTCAGAAGGACAGTCGAGGCTGTTTCCAGCACCTCATCACCCGCATCGGTATTGGCAACTACCAGCGTTTTAGTGCAGGGAACTTTGACCTTCGAATCGCTCAGCCAGCCTGACTCAGTCACCGCTTTTTTCAGCTCGTACACAGGTTTCCCGTTCGGCAGCTTGTCGTCAACATGCCAGCCGTTCATATCGATCACCGTCAGGCCGCTGCCTTCCTGGTTAACAGCCTCCAGAAATTTATTCGACCTGTCCGGCGCAGAGACCCAGAGAAAGGCGTCATATTCGCCAGTGGTGACTTTCGCCAGCGAGCGCACACCGCCTTTGGCGTAGGTCTCAACTTTGGCATAATCCTTTTCCAGTCCCTGCAGATATTGCCAGGATGCATACGATCCGCTGGTTGGCTCACCAACTGCGATTTTCACGCCAGCCTTTAAATCTCCTTCATCGCTGACCTTGCCACCCTTCTTCACTGCAACAAAAACGCATTCATCAGCCAGTTCGCCGATTATGTCCACCTTCTGCGCTTCGTTGCTATGCCGACTGCGCCAGAACTGGAAAGCATCAGCCTGGGTGAAACCAATCTGGGCAGTACCGCTGGCAACCTTGTCGAGATTGTCCAGAGAGCCTTTACTGGGGATCACCGTCGAGCTATAGCCATACTCACTTAGTACGCTGGCGAGATTAACGCCATACACCGCGTTATAAGTCAGGCCCTGCTGGCCAGTAGTGATGACGACATCCGCAGCTGCCGCAACATTACTCAGGCACAGCGAAGCGACCGCGATGGCGGCCATGATTAACTTTTTCATGTGACTTTCCTTTACAGGGGTGAGCCAGTGCCAAGAGGTGATCGCCCTCAGAGAAGTCACGCGACCATTCTGTGGCTCACCCCTGTTAAGGCTCTGAGGATGATATGCACCGGCACAGGTGCAGAAATGAAAAAGCGCGCGTATGCGAGCCTTTAATTGTTGCCGCCACGTGGCGACTTTTTCACCAGTCTGATATCGTTGATTTGCCAATAACCATACAGACAAGGGGATTAATGTGTCTGACTACCACAACCTGTTACATGTGATTAAATCGCGCGTGTGTGAAAACAGGAGCATGTCGCACTCCGCTTATTATCCGGGCAGCATGCAGGACAATCAGATCAGAAACAGAACGGCGCTGATTTATGTCCTCGAAATGCTTCTCCATCTGCACAGACTAAAGTATGCCACTATTTTCAATCCGCTTGAGGGGAAAGCTGCGCTGCACCATCTCATCTTTATGAAAACAAATTGGCGGCCGTCAGAAATCAGAGATCTGAAATTGGAAGATGCTCTTTTTGTTATCCAAGATGAACTGAGGATAGAGAACATAAGCGACGAAGCTCAGGAGGCTTTAAGCTCATTCAACCTCCCTTCAGTTGCTTTCCTGTTTGAGGATTTTCCAGAAGAGGACTGGAACTATAGGGAAAACTCACCGTTCCTTCGAAACCTGATGATGAAAGCAACTCAATAGACTTGTCGATTTCTTTCAGCCGTTCTTCAAGAGCGGCTTTTTCTGCCACCAGACGATTGAATTGTGCAAGATGGATTTTCTGTTGCCCAAGCCAATCTTCCAGCTGTTGAGTGGTCATACCCGGGTTAAAAAAATATGGTTGCTGCATACAGTCCTCCAAGATATAGATAAGGCCCGCGGATGCGAGCCTTCCAGCACAAAAACATTCACCTATTGGCTATTACCAAAACCAGCCCCAGTTATCGACAAACACCTGAAGACAGGTAAATGCTATGTTATCAAATAGATACAATCTTATTTCCATGATAAGCCCCTTAAGTTTCGTTCATTTGTCTAACCCAAAGTTAGAATCTCATATTCAGTGAGCTAATTCTGGAACTATGGAACTAAAAAGAGCCAATATAGACATTTATTTTAAAAGTAACTTTTTTGAATCTTAGGAACTAACCCAGCAAATTGCGCATTTCACTGACCGTCTGTTCAAACCGTTCGGTTTCCAGTTCAACGCCGATTCCACTCCGCCCGAGCAGAGCAGCTTGCTTTAGCGTTGAACCAGAACCAGCAAAGAAATCAGCTACGACCTCCCCTGGCCGACTGCTTGCAGTAATGATCTGCTGGAGCATATCGGCAGGTTTTTCGCATGGGTGCTTACCTGGGTAGAACTGAACAGGCTTATGCGTCCAAACGTCGGTATATGGCACCGTAACCGATACGCTAAATGGGCGCCGTAACCGGTAATATTCCTGCTGAAGTTCAGAGTACTTCCGGTTAAGTGATTGCCATGTCGCCACAAGCTGGTGGTGAGGCTTGCCCAGTTCGCTGCGGGAGTATTTATCCATAGCAATTTTCTGGAACAGCGCCTGCAGCTTCAGGTAATCAGTTTCGTTCGGCAGCTGCCACTGACTCAGACCAAACCAGTGGGAAACCATATTCTTCTTACCTGTGGCTTCTGCAATCTGCATTGACGTCACGCCGAGAGATTCCCTGGCTTCCCGGAAGTAAGAAATCAGAGGCGTCATGACATGCTGTTTTAACTCATTACACTTTGCGGCATATCCATCATCTTTGGGCTTGTATGGCCCCTGATAATGGTCGGCAAAAATGATACGTTCCGTCGCTGGGAAATATGACCGGAGACTCTCTTTGTTGCATCCGTTCCAGCGTCCCGAAGGTTTGGCCCAGATGATATGGTTGAGCAGGTTAAACCGCTCTCTAACCAGTATTTCAATATCGGAGGCTAAACGGTGCCCGCAGAACAGGTACATACTGCCGGAGGGTTTTAATACCCGCCAGAACTCGGACAAACATCTATCCAGCCAACGTAAGTAATCCTCGTCCCCTTTCCACTGATTATCCCAGCCGTTCGGTTTTACCTTAAAGTAAGGCGGGTCCGTAACGATCAGGTCGATAGAGTTATCAGGTAGCGATGGAAGATATTGCAGGCAGTCAGCATTGATTAACTTAATACTGGATATTTTTACAGTGTTTTTCATAGATCAGTAAGCGTAACTCTGGTAGGCTCACTATGCTTTTGCGCTAAAGCAGTGGGCCATGGTTCGCTTGTGACCTTCTACATGAGCGAATGGCTGGCCGGGTGCTACAACACCCACCAGCCGCCCATTTTCACAGCAGGAAACCTCCATTACTGGAGGCGCTTGTAACATCCAAACTGGTAATCAGATAACCCCGCCATCACAAGCTGCGTCAGTATTAACTGACAACGTTCGCGCGTCAGGTGCGTATTCTGTGCAATCTCTCCAGCCGTTGCAGGCTTGTCGCTTAAGGCATTCAAAACCGCTTTGGCTGTTTCTGTCATATCTTGCTGATTTACCATGTCTTTTACCCTTTCATTTGGCGTGACACACAGATAGCTCTGGTCAGCAATGCCAGCAAGAAATAATTGAAAAAGAAGCGGAATTACCTGACTTCTGCCCATAAAAAAACCCGCACATTGGCGGGTTAATCAACGGTGAACATACAAGGCCCATCGTTAATGAAATACTACCCTGTAATTTTGAAACCTTCAACTTATAAATTTTTATTGAAACCAAGATCAAAGAGTGATAGGGCTTGACAAAGGTCCAAATAAAGTCTAAATTAAGACTAACCTTCGGGTTACCCCCATGCGGGTGTGGGGTCACAATTTGATGTAGTGAAAAAAAGCGGCTTAAGTGCCGATGTTTTGTTGACCACTTTGCGTCAACACGGAGTGATACCAACTCTCTCTAAAGAGGTACTTCGTTAAATAAAAGGTTAATAAGAGGAAAGACTATGAAAGTCGAAACTATCAGTTACTTAAAAAAGCATGCCGCGATGCTTGATCTATCAGAGCCATTACTGGTCACACAAAACGGTGTGCCCGCTTATGTTGTAGAATCTTATGAAGAGCGAACGAAAAGGGATAATGCTATTGCATTACTAAAACTTTTAACTCTCTCTGAAAAAGATAAAAGCGAGGGACGCACGTACAGTCGTGACCAGTTAATGGCAAGTCTATAATACTTGCTATAACTGGGAGGGCACATGCCTAACAGCAAATCTTCAAAAAATGGTGTTATCTACACCGAAACCTTCAAAATGACTGCCCGTAACATCTTGGATTTTTTATCCTCCACAGTGGAAAATCCAAAAGATATCCTTTCTAAACAAATTCAAGCATTTGAAATGAAAGTTGATGTCTTCCCTGAAGGATGTCAGATTTCATCCGACTTACTTCAGTTAGGCTGTGACCGCTATCGTGAATGCATCACCAAGGATGGTTATCGTGTCCTTTATTCCTACGATGTAGAGTCAGAAGAAATCACTGCCCACGCCATTTTTGGTCAAAGGCAGTCTGTACAGCAGGCTCTTTTCGAAAGATTGATTTCAATATAAAAGCGATAGATTAAAGCCACTTACGTGGCTTTTTAACTATTCTTTTGTCATTTTTCTCAGTTGCATTTCAGCGTATGTTTCCTCCTGCCAGCATTTTGTTACGAGAATATTGATCACCTCAGCGTAACCGCTGTACCACTGATAATTGGTCATATTAGGCACTAGGCGTATTACTCGATCTTTTACCAGTGTCGTAGGCAAACGGCTGTAACCCTTTCCATTACACCGACCACATAATTTTTGTACAGGGACTTTATGCAACTCAGTACGTTTTTTATCGAGTACTAGGCCGCGTCCACGGCAGTCCCTGCACGCTGTACTGATCCAGCCCTTCCCCGCGCAATGACTGCATGTTGACTCAACCTCTTCACGTTTAATCGTAGGTGGGATGCCTTTCACTCCTGGGTGTTTAACAACGTCCTTTACCTCCCGAATGACTCGCTGCCCATTACATTGTGGGCACGTACTCTTGCTAGCAGCTGATCGCGCATAATCATTGAATGCAAAAGTTGCTAAGCAAGAAGCCATGTCAATACGAATACTTTCGGAAAGTTTGGACATTACAGGGTTTTTTAACGTCATCGCGTAACTTGTTAGTTGCTCGATAGCCGGCTCTGGATCCTGAATACCCATTTTTGCGAGAAACAAATTGAAGCCAAATCGAGCCTGGACAGACGCCATAGCTTGCGCAGCCATAACATCAGTAATCGTTAGAGAAGTTCCACCAGTGTCCGGTGTTTCATCATTAAGCTTTGGTGACTTTGGGGAATAAAATTTCGGTAATGATTCAAGTTTCATGCTAATCACTCCATACACTTATTCTTTAAAAATGACGCCAATGCCAAGCGCACGATCAAGAAAACGGATTAGCAGCTCCAGCTGCGAACCATACTTCTCTTCAAATGCGATGAGGTTGGCATGTAGTTCATCGTGATGCGCTCTGCACAGCGGTATCACGAACAGGTCATGGGCTTTGGTTGCTGTTCCTCCCATACCATGCCCTATTATATGGTGTGGATCGTCAGCTGGTTGCCTACAGCAGGCACATTCCTGTGTTTTTACCCACTGGGTGTATTGAGGGCAAATCCAGCGCCGGCGCTTCGGTCGCAACATAAATGCTTCAAGGCAATCCGGATCCACGCCCAACTGGAGAATAGGTTTCCCAGCATCCTGATCACCCGTCTCCAGATCCCCTGTTATGGCATGGCTTTCCCTCTTATCCAGACGTCTTTTAAGTATGTCGGCCGCGGGTATTGCCGGGATGATGTCGCTGTCCCTGTATACCGAACGGTGCGGCTCTGGAGCTATCCGCAAGGCCTTTTCAGCCATAGCCTCCGTTATCGCATCAGAAATCCCAGACTGAACAGCCCACCAGCACAACTCTGCCAGGGATAATGTCCTTTCCCGGGTGCATCCAAGCGAAAGCAGGACCATATCGATGACCCAGTCGATAACATTACGGCTTGCTATTTCCTTGATCGCCGGATCCGGCTCATCTCGAAGCTTATTGTCGCAATGCCAGCATAATAAAACGGAGCCTGGATCTTGCCTTAAGATGACTGTTTCGATGTGGTGATATCCCTCATCATGATTCTGGCATTGTCTGACAGACAGGCTAAGCCATCGCTCCAGCCCCTCAATACCTCCCGCAGCTGTGATGACACGTGGATCGGTAAAGAAAGGAACAAGGCTGCGATCTACGGATAACGGCTGGCGAGCGTCTGGCACTTTTCCCGTCGGAAAACCGGCCATGTACTCGGGCTGTGGAGTTATTAGAACGCGCCCCTGAGCAAAGAGGCTCATCAGATCCTTTCCCGGTTTAAAGAGTACTACGCCGAGGCGGGGCACAATCTCTGGTGTTAGTAATCCGCGCAAGATCATCCCCTACTGCGTGACAATGCCGAGCAGTCTCAGAAGCTCGGGAAATTTAGATTCAAAAAAATGTGGCTGAGTCTCCCGGGGATTCGCAGGGCTCGTGATATTTTTCCCGTAAAGGCATCCTTTGGCAGTTACAGACCAGAATTTTTTTACTCCGTTTAATCCGCTCCTGCTTTGCCGTTCCTTCTGATCCACGATCCCGGCACGAGCCATTAAGTGATATGCCTGGTTTGCAGTTAGCCGTATCCCATGGGTTTTAAGCAGAGCACTAAGCGAGAGTGTGGGCCGACTGGATCCATCCATGGCGCCGGCTGGAGCATCAATCGCATAAGCAGGCATTAAATCTGGAAGCCCGGCCGCCTGTTGCAATTTCTGGTAAGCACCAAGTTTGGAAGAATTGGAGAGGTTTAATGTCCGGGATGCTGACTCCAGCAAAATGACACCAGCCTGAATACGATCGGAGGTCAGCGTTGTCATAGTATTTTGCACTGCATCAAACGTTCTGATGACTTTCAGATTGAAGGCGGCGCTAATCCACATAGCATAGGCATACACCAATTCCTTGCAGGCGTATGTCCCAGGGTTGATCCCTCCTCTCACAACATCGACAGGGGCAAACGCCATATCTGGCGTTAGCTCAGTAATCAACTGAGCTGCCATCTCGGACCGTAGCCAGCGGTTAGGATTATGACGTTCTTCTCCACCAGCCGCGCGCTGAAAGTCATTTAAACAAAATCGACCTGCCACATCCCGGCGAACGAAAATACCTTCAATCGCCAAATGAGAGTGGTTTTTGGGCGCACCATAGCCCATAACGTGGTTAGCCATACTTATCTCCATACACTTTAACGTGACGATCGGGCCTGCACGCCCGGTTCGTTTACACACCTTGAGATTAATGCCTGATTGCATAGTCTTCAACCTACCACTGAACAAACATCCAGCACTTTATTGAATGCCGTTATGGTGATCTCAACTCTCCCTCCCTTTGCATTCTCACCCCACTCGATCGTCATTCTCTTAACCTGGCTGTCATCCTCCCAGATACCGGCGTATGTAAGTGCGTCGAAAAGCGCCTTGTTGTAGTTGTCCAGATCGCGGCGGCGGTAATCAGGCGGATGCAGGACAATGACTACCTCCGCTGGTGAAGCGGAGGGTTTTGGGACTGCTTTCAGCTGTTCGATAATCGCTGCTCTTACAGCATGTTTGAATTTGCGGCCGGCTTCGCTGACCAGCAATTTACCTTTTGCAGTCCCCTTATTTGGGGACCGCCAGTAGGAGTTCACGCTGGGCGGGAAAGGAAGAATAAATTTTATTCATCCTCCAAAATCAACTTGAGCTCAAAGGGAACCTCCCCTCCGCAATAGCAAAGCTGTCCCAGGTCAGACATAAGGCGCCAGAGGGTCATTGACGAGTAGCCATTTTCGTCTGTCGCCAACGGTATAAACTCGCCGAATATCCCCGGATAGCGTATACGGTTCTCTTCGTGTTGTTTTTCCAAATGACTGAGGGAAACTTTATTAAGTTTCACTTTCACGATGCTGTTGAGGTTAACGACCAGCTCCTTTCGGGAAACCGAAGGAGTGATGCTGATACCGCGAGATACCCCGCGGGTGATTGTGATGGCCCCTTTTCTCTCCAGTGCCTTCAGGTGGGTTGCTGCCGCATTGGGGGACCGGCACCCCAGCATGCCGGTCAGTTCGTAGGTAGTAGGCGGGAAACCATGCTTACGCTGGTAGTCGATCAGGAGGTTCAGCACCTCCTGCTGCCTGAGAGTTAACTTCATCACGCGGCTCGCTCCTGTTTGTTAATGCACATTTCCGGCAGATTGGCCCTAACCAGCGCCTCGGCGAACGGGGGCGGAACGGCATTGCCGCAGCGTGCAACCTGCTTATCCTTCGCATACTTCACCCCGCGGTAATCCCGATCGATGATGTACCACTCCGGAAAGCCCTGCGCCCGGTAAAGCTCATGCGGTTGCAGCATTCGCATCCCGATATCAACGATGCGGTAAGTCACTCCGCCGATATCCACCAGCCCGGTGCTATCCTCCCCGCAGTATTGCTGCAGGAACGCCAGCACCTGTTGTGCACGCTCTTCGTCATAGTCCTCGATCGCCAGAGTCGTTTTAACCTCCCCTACGTGCTGGCCGCCGGCAGTGATAGTCGGCATCGGCTCGTCGGTAGACTGGCCGTCACGGCAAGTTCCGCGCAGTTTAACCAGATGAGAAGCGACTAAGGCGTGGTGATCGACAGTCGTTACTGAATGCGCTGGCTCATCCAGCCCCACGCCGGCACCCTGGTAGTTCCCGCCGTAGTGCTTTGCCAGGAACGCGCCAACAACCGCATGCTTACCACCGCCAGCCACAACGGTACCCAGCGGCTTGTCCAGCCCTGGCACGCGGGGTGCCTGTCCTAGCCTTTCCCCGTAACCGACTTGAATCAGCGTTGGAGCTACCAGTTGCGATTTCCCGCCTCCCCCGGCGGTGATCGTCGCACTGGGCTCATCTGCACGGTGCCCGACGCTGGCACCGAATTGCCGGGCGATGACTGGAGCGACGACGCAGGATCGTGACTCTTTCAGGATGGTGTGAGCAGGTTTATCAAGCGGGCGCGGTTTAGCCTGGTATTCGCTGCCACCGTTGCCAGCAAGGAACGGGACAAGGCCCGCCTCAACAATCCCCAGCGCATGACCATTCCCGCCCGGGCGCCTGGACGTGCCAGCGGTCACTGTCGGTACCGGATCGGTAACTGGCTGCCCGGTGGCGCCGGTGCGGAATTTTGTCAGATGAGGTACCGCGATTGCGTAGCCGTGGGTTTTTGTAATCGTCTGCAGCGGTTCAGAGAGAGCCTGCCCCCGGAAGCAATCGTATTTGCCTTTAGTGGTAGTGTGATTGCACTTCACGATAAACGGCGACGCGCTCTCGATAACAAAGCGTTGGATGCCGCGCGCGATCCGCTTCAGCGTATTCTCTGCCAGAGACTTTTTGCGGTCGAAAATGCTTGGCGCTGGAATTGACCAGTCGATGCATTCTGCAGCTGTGCGCCATGGAGCCAGTTTGCCAGAAATCACCGCCGGCGATTTCGGATCCCCGTGAGTAGCTGCCGGCCAGACTATCGACTGCCCGTCCCGTCGCATAACCATGAAGAAACGTTTTCGGATAGTTGGCGCGCCGTAGTCGCAGGCGTGCAATTCGCGATAATCGACGTCATAGCCCAGCCCGGTAATCAAACGCATCGCCTGTTCGCTATCCGGCGATAACTCCAAAAATTCGCAGCATTCCAACAACGCAGGGTGATCTGCAGGAACTCCGGATGTCAGCATGCCTACGAACGCCTCGAACGTTTCACCAACGCGGTCCGGATCCGGACGCATTTCCGCCGCCAGTAGTGGACCCCACGTTTTAAACTCTTCGACGTTCTCCAGCATCATTACCCGCGGACCAACATCCAGCGCCCAGCGAATAACGATCCATGCAAGCCCACGAATCGCTTTTTCAACTGGTTTAGCTCCTTTCGCTTTGGAAAAGTGGCGACAGTCTGGGGAGAACCAGGTCAGGCCAACAGGTTTGCCGCTGGTTGCTGCGCCAGGAGAAACATCGAACACGCTTTCGCAGTAGTGCAAGGTATCCGGATGATTGGTACGGTGCATGGCCACAGCGTTTTCATCATGGTTAATGGCAATATCGACACTACGCCCAAGAGCCATCTCAATCCCGGTAGAAGCGCCGCCGCCTCCGGCAAAGTTATCAACGATAATTTCACGCATGGCTAACCCCCTGCATACTGCTGACCAGTCCGCTGGCAATAGTTATGATTTCGGTGCTGGGCGTACGCTCAAGCCACAGCTGATTGATGTGTGCCTTCAGCTTGTTTTGCTGAGACTCGTTAAGATGATTCACGCCTTCGACTCGCTCAAAAACCAGGCCTACTTCCAGTGGCCATATCCGGCTTTCGGGTAAGGTCTGTTTGGCAACTGAGAGAGCTTCCCGAACATGGCTGCGGATCAGTCTGCTGTTGAACCAGCTTGCTTTATCCAGGCTGCCAACAATATCGATGAATTCAGTGACCGGGCATGTGTCGATAAACTCTGCATACACCGAATTCATGCGTTCTATGGTTTCTTCACGTGCAATTGCGGATCCAAGATCAACACCGTTAAGCCAGCCCACCAGCACTTGTTTCGCAGTTTGTTTGATGATCAGGGATTGAGCTGTGGCGATCGTTTCTGAGTTAACCGGCGTAAACTCCGGTTTATCCACTGAATCAGCCGCCCAGGTATGACCAAACTTTGACTCGGCAAAGGTGTACTCGGCTTTATCTCCAAAAGCCGCTACCACGCAAGCCCAGGATCGTATGCCGCTTTTCGCGAGGATTTCGTCCTGAAGAAGTGGGATTTCAGTTTCAGCTTGCTCTGTCTGAGGCTGATCCATTACTGGAGCTGTTGCCTGTTTACCCACGGCGTACTGGGCCAGGGCCATACTCGCGCGCCCCTTGGCTTCAAGAGCCACACGATCGATATAGCTAAAGCGCTCCCCTCGCCATGACTTATCAAATACAACAATCGCCCCGGCAAAGAAGGCACTGGTCGGCTTCTGCTTATCGTCCGCCGGCTTAAACCAGGTAGGCAGATCGAAACCGATGCGACCGCGAATAAAACAGACATGATCCGCATCTTCAGGCCACCATGTCTCACTCGTTGCTGACTTCACCAGAAAGACATAACGACCACCCTTTTCACGCTGAGCGGATGCATAACTCATGATGTGGGTCATGCCTGTGATCGCTTGCTTTTCGTGATACTGAGAACGGCTATACGGCGGATTTCCAAATGCCGCGCCGCCGAGTTCTATCAGTCGCGCCGCCCAGTCCTGCGTCAGGGCATTATCTTCTGCTGAGTACCACGCAGTGCATTTTGCGTTGCTTTCATCTGCAAAGAGGTCAAGCACCAGCGGGCCATACATAGCGTTAACCCCCCAGAACAACAGATCGGGCGTTCTCCACTGGTCGCCCACCTCCTTGAGATAGTGGGCAGGTGCAGCACGTAATGCATCCAGAGCATCACAGTACTGGCTTCTGGTGATTGGGAGTTCGGCCTCATCCACCAGCATTTCCCCTTCGCTGGTCGTGTTCAGTCGATGCACAGATCACCTCCGCAGTAATTCCCGGCTAACAGACACTCAGTGTGTGATTTCCCCATGCGTGCTTTCCGGAGGCAGGCATTTTTCTGACGAATGTAATACTCAAGAGTTTTCTGGCTGCAGCTTGAGGTACTGAGTTGGTGCCACACAGTAGCGGCCCGGCGATACAGACTGCGCTCTTCGAGTTTTTTAGCGGCTTTTTCCTGTTCCAGGTTGCCTCTGGACTTAAAGTCGTCCTGTAGGTCATCGCAGCAGGATGCATCATTGATGACTCGATAAATAAAACCGCATGAGGTTGCTTTGGTCTCCAGGCGCCCTTCTGTGTACAGGCGATATACGGCACTTTTCACAGAAACAGGTTTGCAGTCAGGAAAGGCGGCAATGATATCGCGCATTTTCTGATCTGGGTTTTTAGCAATGAATTCAAAGGCCATTTGAGTAATGTTCATCCACGAAACCCCTTCGGTATGGTCGTTTGCACTGCACCAATTTGGTTGATATCCCGCGGCTTACTTCTGTCCCAGCATTCCCGTGGTGGTCGCCCTTTGGCATCCCAGCGGATAGCGCTCTGCAGATAGCCTTCGAATTTTTTAGGACCAAAAAGCGTCTCGGGGCGCATGTACTGGTATTGCTCGTCGTTGCCATGCCAGTGCTCATGCTTAACGTCGATAACGAGTTTCAGATCTGGAACCGTATGCCCCTCACGTAGACGTGCCCGAATGTTTTCGAGGGAAGTTTTTGACTTCTGAAACCGGGAGCCACTGACCTGATTCAGATGCGTCAGAACTTCGATCGCATAGTCAGTGATTACCACTTCAGGATCCGGCTTATCGTCGGGTTCCGCAGGAGCCCGACAAGAAGGTTTTTTAGATGACGGATCTAATGACGGATCTAATGACGGATCGCCTTCAACCATTGAGGGGTCCCCCCGCAATATTTGAGGGGATGCAGACCCATTATTTGAGGCATCAGAATTTGACCCCTCAAATTTTGAACCCTCAATTTCTGAGGCATCAAATTTTGATTGTTCACGCGGGGTTGCGTAGAAGAGTTTTGCTTCAGCTGCTGCACGTTCCAGCATATCGACGTTGAGTTTGTAGACGTTCGAATTATTCTTGCCGCCTACGCGACGCTCCTGCTTCTTCAGCCACCCTTTCGCCTGAAGTTTTTTAATGGCGCTTCGAACAGTGTTCTCGCTCTTTGCCCCGATCTGTCGCTGAATAGTTGTCACAGCAGGCCACGATATTCCTTCATCGTTGCTGAAGTCAGCCAGGCGGGCCATGACCGCTATTTCAGATATGATCAGGCCTTTGAAAGCACAGGCTTCCCATACCAGACCGTGTAATTTACTGCTCATGGCTGCCCTCTACTTCCCTGAATTTTCGTTGAAACTGATCGAGTGGGCTAAAACACTCGTGCGGATATCCTTCCCTGAGGTAAATGACGCGATTGGTCTCACGTTCCCACCGTATGACTCTGACGGGCTTGCCATAGTGGTCTCTGAACTTTCGGTTAACTTCGCGCATAACGCTTTTACCCTCCGGTTAAAGACCCCCACAATCGCCGTTGCCCGGCTGTGGTTACATGAAACCCATTTACCGCATACCATGCGTTCATACCGAAACAGCGCAGCACCCGTCACCGGACGCATACGTAGTTGCGGTAACCTGAGATTTACGATTAAATTGCTCATGCGGATTATTTCTCCATACACGTTGATTTATCTGCCACGACGCCCGGAGCTGCACACTCGCGGGCGTCACTCTTTTCTGGCTGACAAAAGACACGGAAAAGTAACGTTAAATGCTCCTGCCATTTCGCCATGACCTGGTAACTGTTCTCCTCGATCTGCTCACGTTCGGCCTGGTCAATAACACCGTCAGCAGTGGCTTTGCGTAGATACTGCGAGTGTTTTCCTATCCACTCGATCGACTCCATCAGGCGCTGGTTAATATCGGCGTTGTCAACTTCCTCGATATCGGCCAGTGGCACGAATACCCCGTTCGAATGGCGTGCTATCGCATTGGCAATGTGGTTTGAGCCACCAGCACGCTGCAGGACCATTGCCCAGCCGAGAGGAAAAATCTGATCACCATCGGCGCGTAAACGGTTAAACAATGCATTTTCAGTAACGCCCAACCACTCCGCTGCTTCCACGTAACCACCGTCCAAATCAGTGATCGTTTTTTTTATAGAGGCCACCAGCCATGCCGGCTGCTTATCCACTTTCCATCCAGGTTCATTCATTGTTCAATACCTCTGTTGGTGCCGAACGCCCCTTCGGATATTCTGGGTTTTCCACACCTAAGGACCGAAGGAGGTTCTGTATGGCAATTGATTACGCTAAGATCTTCATCTCTCATGTTCGTAATGTTTCCAAAGCCAATAAGTGGTTAACAGAAGGTGAAGCAGTTCCTACCTATCGGTCCTGGATCCGTGCTGAGCAGTTGCTGCGTCTTGACGTTGTTCTGATTAAGCACAGAGAGCGCTATTCCGCTCCTTGGGAGCCGCTTTTCGGACGTAATGGAATTACTCATCTTCTTGCGACCCGTTACGGCTGGTCACCTGAGCAAGTGAGGATGCTTTCTTTCGCTGATGTTCTTCTTTCGCTTCAGCAAGATCTGGCAGAAGTGAATATCCCACCGGAAGTACTGGCCCTTCCTGAATACGTTCGCCAGACTGACGAATTCGAAATTCTCTCCCAAGGTCAATATCGAACTGAATTGCCACCTTGTCAGGAGCATGAATGGGATCATACGATTGCAGAGAGAGACCAAGGCCAGCGTAAGCCACAATAAGTGCTTCAGCAGCTTCCAGCTCATTGACCGTACTACGATGCTCTTCCAGTTTTTCCTGGTGGTATACGCGGTACAAAATGGCATTCGCTTTCCCAATGAGCCAGTCAGCTAAATCACGCCCTTCGAGCCCGCCGGCCCAAACTTGCGGGCTGTCTTTGAACACCTTCAGAGTTACTTCATCATTGCTATGATTTTTGCCTGTTACATTGCCCACGGCTTACCCCTTATCTCTGTGGTTAAACTCGCGACGCTGTATCGCTATTCTTGGAATAAAGAGCCGGGTCAACCTTCAATGAACCGCCAGTGATGGTTTGAATTTCAAATGCTCTTCCCTTAGGAATCACGCTGCCCCAACCGGAAACTGATGCGTGAGAAATGCCCAGGAGTCGGGCCAAATTGCTTACCCCACCAAAGTAAGAAATAACGTCATCTTTATTCATAAAAGCCTCAACGGTAGTTAATAGGAACCCATGAATAGTAGGATATCTTACATAAAAAGGTCAAGGACTCCTACGCTGAGAAATGGTAGGATTACCTACATGAAAATGAATGATCGTATCCGCGCACGACGCAAAGAACTTAAACTCACCCAAGCCGTATTGGGTAAGCTTGTCGGCGTTAACAGGGTTACCGTCACTGGATGGGAGTCGGGTGATTACGCTCCTGGAGGTTCAAACCTTCAGGCGCTTTCTGCTGCACTAAAATGTAGCCCTAAATGGCTTATTGATGGCATTGGTGAGCCTGATAATGAGGAACCGAGCTTTCGCCCCACTGAAAAATTCGGAGTTAAAGAAATTCCAGTATTGTCATGGGTTCAGGCAGGAGAATGGACAGAATCAGGTTCTCCTATGACACGTAACGATATCTCCGACTGGATTTTTACAACTGCAAATCTTTCTGATGAAGGTTTTGCTTTACGCGTTCGCGGCGATTCAATGACAAATCCGAATGGTGCGCCAAGCATACCGGAAGGCTCAATCGTGATCGTAGATCCCGACTTTGGAAGTCCTTACGAAGTAAACGGAAAAATTGTTGTGGCTCAGATAGATGGCTCAACTGAGGCAACACTCAAGAAATTTGTTATTGATGGACCAATGAAATATTTAGTTCCGTTAAATCCCAATTACAGAGTACTTGAGGTTAACGGGAACTGCCGTATCGTTGGGGTTGTTAAACAAGTAGTTACTGACCTCTAGTAAACTCCTATGCCCAACCTAAACCGCGTTCTGCGGTTTTTTACACCCTCATATGTAAGATTTCCTACTTTCAATGTTGACAATAAAAGGTAAGATACCCTACATTAAATCTATCAACAGCGAACAGGCAGGACGCCCACGAAGTAGCCGACCGGGGCATACGAAGACCGGGATGATTCGCAGGTATGAAAAAAGCGCCCATCGGACGCTTTGCTCTTTAACAATCTGGATATCAACCATAACAAATTACTTCGGTCTTGGCTGAGGCGCAGGAGGCCTAGGGAACGGAGGTGCGTGGTTTGGGATGATAGGGGAGCTCATGTCTAGTCCTTAAAGTCAGGGCATATCCCCGGCAATCCATGCAATAACACGTTTTCTCAAGGATAAGTTAATCTCGCAATTTCTTCCTAAAGAAATGCAGGTTCGCTTAAAAGCAGCTTCTTGCAATGACTGCCACGGAATGCTGTCGGCATCTTGAATTTTTATGTATTTTTCTCGCAACTCTTCATCTGTTAGAGAGCTTAGCTCTACGAGCAGTCTTCTATATTGCCTCATCTGCTCTTTAGAAAGACCAGCTGCCTGTCCAAATTGATAGACCAGTTGAATAACAGATAAAAAAGCAACGGATACACCGAATAAAAATAAATTCATGAAAGGTGCAAAAACAGAAAAACCCAAGACGATTAATAGCATAGTGATTGCTTTGTCAATTCTAGTAAGAACAGTGAAATACAGTTTCTCTAAATGAAATGAGTAGTTCACATCAAAAATCATATCGTCGCGGGTCATTTCACACCTCAGTCTGAATCATCAGGTTTCGGAGGGGGCTCAGGCCTCTTAAACGGAGGCATATGCCGCTCTTCGTAGTCATAGCTCATTATCGAAACTCCATTTGTTGTTGGGGATATCCAGATTACCCGAATCCTTGTTGTTGGGGAATAACCAGGATCCACCTCGCCTGATGTGGATAAAAGCAGGCACACAACATGAAAGCGCATTCCATCTTCATCCGTCGTGGGGACTGGTTTGTAACTGAAGGAGTGCGCTTCCAGTTGTGAACGGCAATATTCGCAACCGCTGTATGGCACATGCAGCGTTAGCCGCCTGAGAGTTACCTTTATCCATGCGCTCTCAGGAATTCCGGAAGAATGTGCAAGCTAAGTGTTTCAGGCACGACGTGCGCCCCACCAGCGCGGCGAAAAGGTGTGACGCCCGGGAAGAGTCCGGGACACAACAGGTGAGAGCATTGGCGGTAACTCCAAAAGCTGACAGTTATCGTCCCGACGAAGAAGCGAGAAAGTCAGCGCTGCTCGTAGAAGAATCGGAACCCAGTGCTCTCTCCGTTGTGACGTGTACAAGCGTACTGCAGCGCCGGTCGACGCAAAGACCCGGAAATCGACTGAGCACCAGCATCTGGTTGCCAATACCAAAACAGAGCGGCGGGAAGTAAGCAGATTAGCGACCTGGTGTCACAACTCCATCACGTAGCCAGCGTGGTAACCCGTAGTACCTGTAACGAAAGCTGTGTGAAGTTTTGGCGGTGCCAGTTTCCCTTTGTTTCTGGTACCGCCCTTTTTACACAAGACACAAGAGCATCACCGGGCGACGGGCTCATAACCCAATCCACCCGGGCGGCCGTCAACCGCAGATGCTCTTCTGTGTTGTGTATGGAGAAACCGTCGGCGGTGGCAGCCGCCCTAACAAAGAGGTAGTGCTATGAGCAATGATCGCATGACCAATGTTCCAGATTTCCTGGGCGAACTGGATGCTGGCGTGTTCATCAACAAGATCGCCGGGGCGCTCAATACCGCCGCACTGGGCGTTTTGAACAATGGCAGCAAAGGCAAAGTAGTACTGACTTTCGACATTGATCGCATGGGTAATTCGATCGAAGAAAAGCGAGTCATGATCAAACACAAACTGCAGTACATCACCCCCACCCCTCGCGGGAAAGTTTCTGAAGAAGACACGACAGAAACGCCGATGTTTGTTAACCGCGGCGGCAAGCTGACCATCCTGCAGGAAGACCAGGGCAACCTGTTTACTCTGGGTGGGGATCCGGATGCAAAGCTGCGGACGGCGCCATAGGCCGTGACTGATGCGTTTTTAGTTTAACTACATTTTTCTTTAAGGAAATTTTATGTCTCAACAATTAGATGGCAGCGCAATTAAGCAAGTTCAGGACCTGGTGCTTTCCGGTTACTACATGGAAGATATCCAGCGACTGGCATGCCCAACAGCTGTCCTCCCAGCTGGCACGGGTATCGAAAGCCTCGAACGCTTCTCCTCGGAGCGCTTTCGTTTCCGTGGTGCGATGGAAACCACAAGCATCGACGACTTTGTGCGTTATTCCTCAGGCTACGCCAAAGAAGACGAAAAAGCCCGTTGCTTTATTGATGCCGATAACATGCTGGCGCGTTCTATCTTCAACATCGGTACGCTGGATAATCCCGGGCACGCTGATAACGTCGCCTCGATCAAGCTGAAGAAAACAGCCCCATTCCGCGCACTGCTGTCGATCAACGGGGATCACCTTAACCAGAAGCAAATCGCCGAATGGCTGGAAGACTGGAGTGATTACCTGATTGCATTCGATGCCGAGGGTAACACGATGAAAATCGCCCAGGCCGCGCAGGCAGTTCGCCGCGTCACCATCCAGCAAACTAATGCCTCCGATCATGAAGATGGTGATTTCAGTGGCAAAAAGTCGCTGATGCAGAATATCGAAGCCAGCAGTAAAGACGTGATGCCGGTGGCGTTCGAGTTCAAATGTGTGCCGTATGAAGGACTCGGAGAACGTGCATTCAGCCTGCGCAACAGCCTGCTGAAAAGTAATGATCCGGTATTCGTCCTGCGTATCGTCCAGTTGGAAGCCCAGGAAGAAGCGATCGCCAATGAGTTCCGCGACCTGTTGATCGGTAAGTTCGATGGTAAGCCGGTCGAGGCCTTCATCGGCACATTCAAAGCCTAAGCCTGATTGCTCAGCCTTAAATCTCCGCTGCTGCGGGGATTTATTGAAGCGTAATCCTTTTATTTATCGCCTTATGGCGAGGGATTTCTACACCCAAATAACAGCGCTGTGCAGGCGTAACGTATGGAGAAAATAATGAGCTTTATTCAAACCCTTTCAGGCAAACACTTTAATTATCTCGATATCCAGCAAGATGCGATCGAGATAGAGGATATTGCAACCGCCCTCTCGCATATCTGCCGATTTGCCGGCCACCTGCCAGAGTTCTACAGCGTTGGACTGCACAGCGTTTTATCCAGCCTGCTCGTACCGCAGGAGTTCGCACTTGAGGCACTTCTCCACGATGCTGCCGAGGCTTACCTGCAGGATATTCCGGCTCCGCTTAAGCACCTTTTACCTGACTATCGCGCAATGGAGATTCGGGTTGATGCTGCAATACGTCAGAAATTCGGCCTGCCTGATGAGCAGCACCCGACCGTTAAATATGCCGACCTGGTGATGTTGGCCAGCGAACGTCGTGACTTTGAGATCGACGACGGCACTGTTTGGCCCATGCTCGAAGGCATTATTCCGACGGATCAATTCGTTATTAATCCGGCTCGCCCAGGCCAGGCCTACGGGATGTTCATGAACCGCTTCCACCAGCTGATGGAGCGGCGCTAATGGCACATATGAAAGTTAAAGAATTGGTCGCTGCAGCTTACGCTGCGGCATCCGATCTTCCACCGGAAAAAGCAGAGTTAATGCGCAATATCGCTTCACGGCTGGATGTAACGTTCATCGCCCTTACCGAAGCAATGGACCAAAACACTGCGCAGGCTGCAGTGTTAGCAGGCCTTAATGGGGTGAAAAACTATGGCTAAAGACTCAAAGCTTGTATACGGCGCCAGTGGCAAAACGAACGTATTAGCGTTTGAACCTGAAAAACTGCACCTGGTTACCGACAAAACGCACCCGCTTTACGATGAACGTATCCACCTGC